CAACTACTTCACCTTCTACTTTTATACCCATTTGTTCTAACCAACCTATATCGTATTGGCCATTATGAAATATTTTTCTTGAGGGTAATTTACACACATCTTTCATGTATTGAATTACTTGTGGTTCAATCATATTACCACCACCAAAATGTTTAAAAGGATAATAACCTTGCCATCCTTCTACTGCTACAGCAAATCCAATAACATACCCATTACCAGTTGCCCAACCTGCACCCAACTTATTATTAATACCTTCGTCTCTTGTTTCTAAATCAATCGCTATCTCGTCATATTGAGAAAGATCTTTGTACTCTGATGGACAAGACCAAATATGTTTTTTTAAATTAAATGTTAATTGTAAACCTGTCATGCGGATGCCTTTTCGTTAATGTAATAAAATCTTCTTTGCCCTTCGTGTTTCATTAATCTTTTTTTCAATTTTTGATTTTCGTTGTATAAGTTTTCATTACGCTCGGTAAGTTTTTTAATTTTAGCTCCATATATTTTTCTATAGAGTAAGCTCCAATTTCTACCTACGCTTTTTTGCTTTATCATCTGTAAGTTTTTTTATTTCTAAATCACAATAATGTTTTATTTTCTCAAGGTCTTGTATCCCTGCTTTGTTTTTGTATCTGCAAACGTATTTAATTACGTTGCCCTGAAAAAATGAGAGATTATTCTTTGATATAAACTCATAAGGCTGTATATGAAACTCTTTATAATGATTCCCCCCAATCTGCCTATCTTGTGGAAATGATTCATCAAACATATCTTTATTTGTCATACACCACACATCCCTTCACATTCATTATTAAATAAATCAGGACCCTCATCGTTTTTAAACTTTACTTCATCTAAAGGTACACATTTTCTATGTACAAAGTTTTTTACTTTTGGGTTGTGCATACGCATCTTTTTATCAAATTCTACAGCAGATGCAAATTCTTTTGGTCTGTTATTTTTCATATCTATCCAAAAATTATCATCATGAAAAGGACAACCAATACAAGCAGATTTGACTGGTATTTTAAAACCTTTACCTTCATACCATTTTAGACAATCTTCTCTAGACATTTTCTTATCAATCAATGGCCATACATTTTTCTGCCACCAAAATCGTGATGGTTTCATACGCATGATCTCATCTGTTGATATACCTACCCATACTTCTATATGTTCTGTTTTAGGAAACCTTTGTCTAGGTACAAGACCACATAATTCTCTTATTTTTTTAGCGATAGGAGTTATTTTATATTCTCTAGTGCATTGTCTACGACCCATTCCTTTTTTACCGTTCTCGTTTAATGTATAAAATGGAGCAGAAGCAAATTGGTTACCGCCTGGTCCGAGAGCCGTGAGTATGTCATCTTGAATATTACCTTTCTTAACAATGTGTACAGGGTAACTTAGAACACTTTTAAGATACTCAAGGTGCTCTATCACTGGCGCAGGTTCCCATCCCGTGTCTGCGAAGATTGCTGCGTCAGGTTTAACCCCAAACTCTCCTGCATCAGCCATCAAGGCCATTGTTGAGCTTTGTACACCAGCTCCTAATGATAATATTCTTAATTTTGGTTCTTTGTTTAATTCCATATCTCTCCTTTTAATTGTTTCCTTGTAAATATACAAGATAATCTTCACCAATGGGGTAATGATATTTATAATCAGTACTTAATAAATGTAGGCTATCTCTTGCTCGTGTTACTCCCGTATACCAAACTTTCTTTTCATTTGATTTTTCTTCATTGTTTTTATGTCTGTAACTTGCAGGCCAATTCGCTTTTGAATAAAGTAACACATGATTAGCCTCATCTCCTTTAACAGAATGTATTGTATCTATTATAACATTAGGGTTACCGTTTAACTTATCTTGTTTATATCTTCTCAGTAATCTTAAAAAATAAATAACTTGTCTTGGTTTGAAGTTACGTCTAAGGATCCACCACCATTGTTTACTTTGTGCTTCGTCAGGAAGATCTAAACCACACCATTCTTTTAGAGCCGTGAAGTTATATCTCGTATAATCCGGTTGCTGTGACCAAAACTTAGTAGTTCTATAATCAGAGTTAGTTACTTGTCTAATGTATCTATACATAGCCTCAGCTTCTTTTTTCATAATCTCTTTACCATTAGAGATAGCTGTCCAGGCTTTAATAGCTATCCATTGATTCTGATCAAATGACTTACGACCCTTGTTATCTGAAAAATATATCCCTGCATCTTTTGCTAACGCTTTTAATTCATTAACTGTTGTATGTATTCTTCCAAGTAAAAACCATTTACCATCATCTTTTTCAAAAGGTATTTCTTTAAAACTTAAATATCTCTTAACAGTTCCGTCTTTGACTAAAGGTTCAAACTCCTTATCAACACTGTCTAAGATACCTTTACGAACTATCTGTGAGAACTGGTGTATTGCAGTACCAAATCTTCTAGTCTTACGTAATACTACTTTTCGACCTGGAAAATACTTAGTAAAGTAATTTGTATCTGCACCATTCCATTGATAGATAGCTTGATCATCATCTCCTGCTAAATAAATTCTCTTTACATTCTCAGACATTTTATAAATTAAAGACCATTGTAACGGAGTAAAATCTTGAGCTTCATCTAGTATTAATACATCTAATGCTGGAAACTCTACTTCATGTAGCGCTCTTTCAATCATATCTGTAAAATCTAAAAAAGATTTCTCACCTCCGCCTGTCTTATAATGTTCGTAAGTACTTATCTTTCTGGTGTACACATCAAGAGATTCTTTCTTTTGTGACTCTTTTTTATAAACTAATATCGGATCCTCTAATAAGTTTCTTGATTTATCGTAAACACCTAAGGACCAATCAACATAAGTAAAATTATCTTGAGACAATCTATTATCTGATCTTTTAACAAAACTATTAGTTAATGCATAATCGATCATACAGTCCTTAGTATCAAATATTTCTTCCTCAAAGTATCTTCTACAGTATGAGTGTAATGTTCTAAATCTTGAAAATGATTGTGAATTTAAATTAGGAAAAGCTTCTAGAGCTCTTATCTTAGCTGTATCTACTGCCTTGTTAGTAAAAGATATAAAAGCAATCTTCTCTGGATCAGTACCTTGTTTAAGATATTTTTTAACAACCCTTTCAATCAACGTCCAAGTCTTTCCTGTTCCCGGAGGACCAAAGATTTTAATTGTTTTGTTGTGTATCTTTTTTTGTTTCTGGAGCCCTAAATTTTGCGTGGTATTCATCATCCATCTCACTAAGTTCTTCTTGGTTATTATTTTTTGATTTTATCTTTTGGTGGTTAACAAAATCAGGCATAGTAACATACCAGACGTTACGCTCACCTTCAAAGAAATCATGTTTTTCACATTTAAGTAATCTAACTGCTTGGTTAACAGTGTTAAATGGAGTTTTACGTCTACCTAAAAAATCTGCAAGTGTATTACGTTTAAAATAACAAATGTTTACCTTACTATCTAGTACTGTGTAACCATCTTTAAGTTTAGTAAAATCATCTTGTTCAATTGTACTTTCAAAGAATATTTTAAGTGTATTATACTTTTCTTCCTCTACTGTATCTTCGTATTTAAATGCAGTATTCTCTACAGCACTTTCTAATAAATGCTTCATTAATAACTCAAATGGACTAGGTCCCTTTTTAGGTCTAGGTAAAGTAAGCCAAAAGATTCTGTACTTAGCTAAACACACACGCCATGATTTTTCATCTTTAGTGTCTTCCGGTTTAAATGTAATATGTTTATCTCTAAAATCACACTCAAATAAAATACCTTTTGAATCTTCTGTATAAGTTAGATCTGTAAATTCATTTTTAATATCTGGTGCTTGAGTACCGATCCCAAGTTTTCTAAGCTTACAAGTTTCTTTATCACATATAGGAGCTACAAACATATGTTTAGGTGGACAAAAGTATTCATAACCTTTTGTATGTACTGACTGTGCAGTGCCATCGCTTTCAGTTCTTTTTAAAACACCTTTAGGGTGAGTTGCAAATATTTGTTTTTGTCTTTCCCAAGCAATGTCTTTTAATTGTTTTACAGTAAGGTTACCTTCTGCTTTTTTCATTTCAGTAACACAAACGTTAAACAACATGCTGTTTCTATCTCCAGACCAACCCTCTTGAATTACTTTTTGTACACAAGGTGGATAGTCTCTCCAATCTGTCTCTGCATTGTATTCAGTTACTTTGTAATTAAAAAAATCTTTAGGAGTAATAGTTTTCTTTTTTGCCAATTCTAAAAAACCACCTAACATTAAAGGTGTGTTAGTATCATCAAATGCATATTCGACTGCAGCATTAGCATTAAAGTAAGGCATCCCTACTGCTTTATTCAATGGAAATACTTCTTTAGATAAAAAGTATTCTTTGTTAATCTCTTCTAGTTTTTCTTTTACTTTTTGTTTATCCGCCCAATCTGAAAAAAATATAAATAAATGTAATCCACCTGACTTAGATTTAACAGGCAGTAATGGTAGTTTAAAATCTTTAATAATGTCTACGTATTTTTTAGACGTGTATTCTTTGTAGTTAGCTGGATCTATATCTATACAAGACCATTTAAGCTTATCACCATTTTCCGGTCTTACCCCTATTTGTTTTTTACCATCCACATGACCCTTCCACAGTTCTTCTGTGACTGGTTCGTGGATCGTGAGGTAGTCAGCTTTTCTCTTACCCCGTTCATCCATCTCCCCCGTCAGAGAGATGGTGATGAACTGGGAAGAGTCGCCTTCAAATAAATGAAGTAACTCTTTTTGCATTAGAACGGTGTACTTTGACTTTCAACCTGCTTAGTCTCAGCAGATCCATCTTTACCGAAGTCTACCTTACCAAAGATATCGCTTTTCTTAGCGGTCTCATAAAACGCTCTTGTCGACTCTAATGTGCCCGACAATTTTGGATCGTCTAGATAGCTATCAAATTCGACAACCCAACCGTACCAAGAGTTTTGTGAGTTACTTTCTTTAGTGGTCTTTAGTCTATAGGCAGTTGCCCAAGACGGTGGAGTAAAGAAACCATTTTTACCTTTTAATCTACGACTCTGCATCATAGAGTTCCAGGTTTTACTCTTTTTCTTTTGAGTAGATTTCATAGAGATTAGTGCGGTCTCGACCGGCAAATAATCCTTGTCCAAGATATATACAAAATGGTTCCCTGTATCTTCGATATAGTTTCCATTTTCTAATCTATCTTTACCATCATCGCCTCTACTTGTTTGAGACATGATCGCAGGATCATTGTGAATACCCACAGGTCTCCCTGGACTATCACCTCTATCTTTCCACTCATTGAAAGTGTTTATATATAAACATGGCACAACGATTATTCCTTCTTTTCCTTTGAAAAGATTTCCAGATGTTTCGTTGTAAATGTCACCTTGTTTAGCAGACTCAATATACTTACCATCTGAATCGTCAAGTACTGGTGAATTGCTATAAAGGATTTTTAAGATAGGGAGTTTAGTATCCCTTGCAGTCACGAACTCTT